TCGTTAGTTGTCATTTAAAACTCAAAATAAATGTAATGTATAATTAATAACATTGTTTTTAAAAAATAACAACAGCTTCCGCTACACATCTACATAAAATAGGTTGACCTGGGTCAAGTCCATCTGGCGGGCGCTTGCTTGGATCTTTCCAGCTGAATTGCGAGCCTTCTAATTCTCTGTGAGCGTGCCTAACTCTATTATCCTTTGAAGTTCTCCACTTATAATCCGTTATCCCTAGATTTTGTTGGCGTTTAGAATTAACTTGCCCATTAAGTTTTGCCGTTTGATCTCGTGCTATAATCTTAGCTCTGCGCTGTGTTATTCCCAAAACACCGACATTCTTGGCATCTTTCCCTTGAGTCAGCAACTGCTTTGCGATTGTTCCAGAACTCAGGCCATCAGAAATGCCTTCAAGCACAACATTCTGAACTCTTTGAAAGTACTCTTTTGGTATTGATTTTATTAAATTCACGTTTTCTTTTACGTGCGCATCTATTACAGTTTTTAGTTTTTCATCTTCAAATATTTGTCTTACATTTATTCCAGCCACTCTTTCGAAAGCAGCTAGAAAGTTACTTTTATGGAAATAATCAACATCAATTGCATTCTGCCTTGCTGTTAAATAAGCAAATCCATCTATATTTATAAAATTTGATGCAATAGAATTTATTAGACTTCTAAAGTCGCTTTTTGCAGAATCATTGATATATTCACTTTCACGCGCTTGTAATTCCGGTATGACAAAGCTTTTAATATGAATATTCATATTATGTATAAGAGAATTAAGAGAATTCCTGTATCTTGATTCAGCTCTGAATGGGTGCCTCGCCGACGGAACTATCATCCTGTTCCTCCGAATCCCCGGATTCTGCGTCTTGATCAATTCTTGTATTAGCGCCATCGATATCCTCATTTGTAAATTGAGCCGGCATTGCATCATCTATATCAGCATCAGAAATTTGATATATATTTTCTTTTTGCAATTTCTTAAGAATCATTTCCTGGGTTATTATGCCAGCATTGAAATAAGCTATATCAGTTTGCGAGTTTTTTAATTCAATGTCAGCCTTTTCTGTATCGCTAATTTGCCAAAGACTATTAAATTCAAAGGTTATATCATCCGGCATAAAGCCAAGCGCTGATCTAAATAAAACCTCGTCAAGCCGTACCAATGCTGGCTTTAGCTTTATAACCTGCTTTAGTTTAATATCATCATAGTACATTCTAAGGTCGTTTTCGCCAGTGTCGCTTAACCCTGTAGTGCCCTCGCTCAAGAATTTAGTAGCCGGAATTGATGCAGCTGCGCTAACTATTTTTAAAAACACATCCTGAATTTGCGGCAAGTTTGAGAAATTTACAGTTTTTCTGTCGTAGTCCTCCTTTCCATCTAGCAATAGCATGCTAAAAGTACTTTTTAATTCATTTGCTATTTCAAAACGTTTTCTTAATGCATCCTCACCGCATGTGCCTGATAGTATGGCAGAAAGATTATTTACTTTAATGATATCGACGTTAGCCTCATTTATCAGTGACGCTATTACGTTATTAACACTCTCGCTATTACGTATAGATTCATAAAGAGAACTTACTATTGAGTCACCCCAAAAGAAATTATTAAGGTTTCCGTTCGCCCTGCTTGCTGGCTCACCTTTCAATATTATTATATGCGATCTATGCACGCGCATTGTTGCCTCTGCAAGCCAATAATATTCCGGCTCTTCAAAGTCATCACTGCTCGGATCAAAAAAACCTATATTTGTATTGTAAACAGTAACGTAAGGGCGTTCTATTACGTTTATATTTAATAAATCTCCTTCTTTTATAGCGTCTAAATCCAAAGGAATGCTAACGTCTTCTTGTCCTTTCACAGATAAAAATAAAGCACAGCCACCATATAACCTAGACCAACGTATAGCTGTATTTATTTTTTCTATAACCTTAACCCTATCTTCTTCCTTTTTTATCTTTAATATTTCGTTTGATTTTTCATTCTTAGATGAAAATTCTCGCCATTCTCTTACCATGTCGTCAGCTACGATATTGACAACTTTATTAGTAGCCCAGCTTGTTCGATAAGCTGAACTTAATTGTCTAAAGTCTCTTTCTACGTTAACATCAGAAAAGAAGGCATTGGTCATGCTGTCCTTCCTCGTTCTCATTCCTGTGGTCAAGTTAGTAAGAGAATCTCTAAAAAAAGTGGTAATCTTTCTCATTTTAAACCTATGCGTTGGTTTTATTGTCAATAATATATATTATACAGAAAAATTATATATTGATATCTTAAACCCAATCTTCGTATGAAAACTCATCTTTCGGGGAAAATACCATCATTAGCGCATCTGCAAGATTTGGTGATTTTGAACCTTGCGGCTTCTTATCAATTATTATCTTTCCTGCGCCATTCTTTGAATATGTGGGTTGTGATAATTCAAGGACAAGTGAGTTATAATCGGGGCATGAGCTGCTTATACTTATTATTTCATCTTGATTGAATGGTAAGCCTTCAACTACAGCCCTATATGTTTCCTGGAATCTCTTTCTTAATGACCACCAGCTTTGCGCCTTTAGATTTAAAAAAGAATCAGCGTTTTCAGTTCCTTCTATCATTTCCCCGTCTCTATCGACTACGGACAACCCGCCTTTGAATGGAATTACGTTTATCTGTGAGTTTTTCTTTAATATTCTCCTAGCGTCACCTTTCACGCCTGCGCCTACACCATCAGCATCATAGTAAAGTTTTCTATATCGATTTTCTTCGCATATATCTATAGAACGTTCTACAGTTTCGTATATGTCAGAGCCTTTCCCAGACCATTTCTCTATATATTCAACTAAAACCCCGTGTATTCCTACCAGCGCGTTTAAGTCTGCCCCCTCGTCAGCGACATCTAAAGCTGCAATTTTACGGCCTGATATTTCTATATCTAGTTTTTTATGTGCATCAATTGCTGATTTAACCCATATTGCTGGTATTACAATTCCCCTAGCTGATGCGGAATAATCTAAATCTAGTTCTTGTGCTATAATTACCGGATCATCAATCTTACTGCACTGCTCGTCATACCAGGCCTGATCTTTCCTATTGTCATCTGTCCAGTGAAACGAGAATTTAGGTATATTGCATTTTGAAGCCTTTTCATAAAACGGGTTATTAGTGCCGTTTGGGGTTGATACATCCATTCTGCAATTTGTCGTTTGAGATAATGCAGCATCAACTTGCTTTGCTCTTTCAACGAACGCGAACTCATCGACTATATATATAGATGCGCGGTCACCTCGACCCATATTATCGCCAGCCTCACCGATGATCATTGATTTTGTTTTAGGAAAAAAAACTTTCATATGTGATGAATGCTTGCGATCATCCCAATTGCCTGTAAATTCATTCGGTAAATTTCTTAAAAACATTCTGGATTTTTCAAGTATGCTCTTAGGATCACCACGTTTGTCTACGTATATCTCTTTACGCGAACCAAAGCCAGCCACAAAATTATCGTTAAATAAACACATAGACGTAGCTAAAGCAACCGAAAGCCACGAAACTCCCATGTCTCTAGACTTTTCAGTAATTGAGTTTTTCTTGTTTTTGTATTGATCCATGAAAAAATCTACCCACTCGACTTGGCGAGGGAATAGCACAAACGGAATTATGGCTGGAAGGCCGCGCTCTATGTTTCGTGGGTCAAAAGTGCAACCCCAATCTATTATAAATTGCCCAGGGTTATTTTTATAAAAATGCTTTGAATATTCGAAAAGCTCAGGATTAGCGCGTAGCTTTTTAAGCCGATCAAGCCGCCATTTGAAAACAGATATATAATCTGGATTTTTGAAGTCGAATGGAAATGGTATTATTGCGCTCATCTTTCGATAATAGCGCAATATGTTTATTTTTTAAATTGTTTAATTTTAAGATTGGTTTGTTATCTAGTAGATCTATCAGATAATTGCCGCTCTAAGTACTCATTTTTTTTTATCGAAATCCCCCCTCCGGGTATACAGGAAAAACATCTAAGATACCTGTAGATCTATCAGATAATTGCTTTTGCATGTGAGTATTATATGACGCCAGGTGCCCAAAGATTGCATAGTCGTTTCAAGACTACCAATCCTTCAAAACCTTAGCTAAAAAACATAATAGCAGAATGTAGCTTATAGTCAACAAATTTAGCATAATCATTTATTTAAAGAGCAAAAATCAGACTGCAAAGATTCTGCAAATTTAATACATTTTTCATTAATAGATTTAATTTCGCTATATCTCAATTTGAACACTGGTGGCACTGGTAACACTCACAGCTCATAATTAATACCTATCTAAATGATTGTTAATATCGCTCTTCTCTTCTTCACTTTCGTAATAGTGACCGTAGTTTTTAAATCTATCTGAGCTTCCATACTTTCTATTTTCGCATAAATGCCTGTCTATTCTTGCAACGTAAGAATCTTGATATTCTGTATTTACTGGCTTTTTTCTTTGCATTTTATGAGCTCTAATAATTTTATCTTAACATGCATATTCTTTATCAATGTTAGTTTTGTATTTTACCATCATTAAAAAATCATTTTCGTTCATTCTTTGTGTTATATCGCCATCTTCATCAGTGAATAATACGTTATACCCTTGCGCGTGATATTGACAGCATTGTATATTTTTTAATTCTTTATATATAAACCCATTGATCATATATATAGCAGGTATCACGGAACCGATAATTATACTAACATCTTTTATTTTTTTATAAATTGTAACATCTTGCATTTCTTCAGATTCAAAGCATGGGCCACAAATCCCGCAATAATTATCAAAAACTTTACTCTTTAGTTGCTCGCTAATAAGCTCCATTTTAGTTCTATGAGATGTTTCGTATAAATCTGTAATTCTATTGCTTAATTCTAAAACGACTTTATTAAATTTCTTTTTTGTTATGAACATCTTTATACCTCATAATTAATTGCCAGCCATTTGTTCAGCGCGTCTACGTGGCTCATTCCAACCCGAAAAATGAAAAATATTCCGGGTCGCTCTCTATATCGTCACGCATGGCTATAATATCACCTTGATATTGTGTCATTATTTTTATATTTGTTAGCTTATAATAAGTTTCATCTTCCATAATCGGAAAATTCCTATTCCAGTTCCCGTGTGTGATACTTGTGCCATCAAAGAACTTTATAATCATCTCGCTACCTAGTTTGCCAAATGTTGGGAAGTATCTATAATGATACACAAACTCTTCTATATCATAAAATTTACATGGACCTTTAACAGCTATAGCGATAACATCGCTAAAATCTTTTCCTATATTTTTAAGTAATTTTATAGTTTCGTCTAGGAATTCGCTTTTTAAACATTGCATTATTAAATCTCCTTTTTATCATCGCGTTAAGATTTGTTTTTATTCAAATTTTATAAATGAAAATAATTAATATGCGGCTAGGCCTGGATTCGAACCAGGGACACGATACTCTTCAAGAAACTGCTCTACCAGCTGAGCTACCTAGACACGCGCTAATAATATATTCTTTGAATTTTTAAATCAATATTTATTAGAATATTATGCGCATAAATTTACTTCATTGCATCCCTGTATTGATTAGCAGCTGTAACTGGATCATCTGATAATTCATTACTGAATACCGTAACTGTAGACTCTACTGTAGCCGATGTTTTCTTAGGTATGACGTAATCCATAAACTCCGTTTTCCCCTTGCTCAGCAGGTTGTGCGCAAGCTTAGCCATGCCTAGCTCCAGTATCGTTGAGTTTTCGTTTTTAACAATATCTGTTAGCTCGTCCTTATTCATTGCTGAAACTTTATTAATCATAATATTAATTTCATTTTTCGTATAGCCGTTTATTTTTAATTTATTAACCAACTTACGAGGGCGACCTTTTGGATTTCCACTTTCGCCTTTTTCCCAATTTTGAAGAGTCCCGCCATATTTTCCAGGTACTTTCTTTACCATTTTAAATTACCTTTTTTCCATTGTTCTAAACATTGCTTACAAGTTGAGCACCATTTTTTAACACTTTTAAATTTGGATATAAATTGATCACAAATGTTCTCCTGGGCGATTTATACGAGCCCAATGAGACACAGCACTTTCATGATGCTGAATGGCTTTCTCATAAACTTTAGCTTCATCTATATATATATCTTTCTGCTGAACCCAAATTTTATCATCACCTTCATGATTCATTTCTAGCCTTCCAACAAATACATCACCGATAGCATAAAATAAAACCAAATCGCTACACATACCGTCATGCTCTGCTATATTGTTATTCAACTCTGGCAATTCATAACCGCACCTAATCCAATCTATTGACATATCACGCCCTAATATTTATTCTTAAAAGTAAAATTTATTATAACAATAAACGATAGACACAAGATTCCAGCGTATAGTGTGTTATAAAAAACAAAAGGATATGTCTTTGTAGCTAAAAATATACATATTAAAAAAGCTGCATATAACAAACCTACGACAACATTTATTAGTTCTTTTAAATTTTTATCCATTTATTAAATCGCTATATTTTGATACTTTAGTCACAAAATTGTACCTAGCATCATTTAAAGTATAAGTTTTGTATTCAACTTTATAATATTCATAATTTTCTAGCTTCCCATTGCTTTCTAATTCACTAGCTATTTTTTTATCAATAATGAATGTCTCACCATCAAAGTTTAACGTCGAATAGTTTTCTACATTTTTTATCTTTTTAAATGAATAAGAGTACCCATAGAAATAGCCAGTACTATCTACTTTGCAAGCTCCACTATCTATTTTAGATAAATTGCACTTGTTTTTATCAGATAAGCTGCAACCTGAAACCATCAAGCATCCAGCTAAAATCCCTATTTTTATATATTTTTTCATTTTTTCCTCTTATTTTTCTTTTTTTTAATTAAATCTTCCGCTGATATAATTATATACCTCGGTATAAATTCATCATCCATATTTAAATATTTATTAATAATCCTAAGACCTCTTTCGCAATATTCAGCTAGTTCTCGCTGTTTAATTCCGTTAACTTTAAGTCTGTATTTTAATCCCATATCCTCAACCCCTCTAAAATAGAAAATATAGAATATATTACCATAATTTTATTTTTTAGACATCTTTAGAATAAACTCTCTTTCCAAAAACTCCTTAGTTTCAAAATAGTTAAGTCCGTATCTTTCCTTAAAGATTTTAGCGTATATTTCTTCTCGATGAATGCTTATACTTTTATCAGCAAAAATTCCCAACTTAACTTGTATACCCTTTACTTCTAAAATATTAACAATTATTTTCTGTTCTTCTATTATTAAGTTTTCACCTTTATTTCTTTTTAAAACTAGCATTATCATATCTCCAATTTAAAAATATCCCCATCTTCATCTTGATAATCTTCATTTGATTCATCTTGTTTCCCGATAGCCATATCAACTCCTTCTTCAATTACTTCAAATAATCTCGATCTGCAATATTCCCCTGGTACAATTCCAGCTTCAGCTTCAGCTTTAACTTGACTTGATTTAAGTCTATCTTTGAATGCTTCTACCTCTTCCCAATTTTCCTTAGTAAAATCACCAACTTCGATTTTTAGTTCTGTTATCTCACATAAAAGACTTTTCATACCTTCAAGTATTTCATTAACAGTTATTAAATCTAACTTCATAACGCCTAGTTTAATCTTAGTATCAAGTTTGCTAATCCTGGTACCAAGTTTGTGCAATCCATTCTCTAAATCCATAACCTTATCTAGTTGAGTTTTTTTTGGTTTATTATTTCTCATTAAATATCTCCTTTTAAAATTAATAATTTTTATGCGCAAAAAGAAAGTATATCTTTAACGCTTCTATTTTTGTTTTAAATATGCCCATTGCCATGCTCATCCGCTATTATCGTTACTATCGTTATATTTCTTTTTTTCAACTTAAGATTCCGTCATCCATAAATAAATTTTCTAAAATCTGCAATACTTTTTAGTGATTCCTCAGCATCTCTATTATTTATGTTTATTTCTATTCTATTCAGATAATTATCAAATTCAGAAAATATTTCTTTCATTAAGCATTTTTTTCCCTTTTCTATAGCATGTTTTACCTCAGAATCTTTTGCGCGATTATGAAATGCTATTCTTATACAAAATTTAGCTTTAAGTAATCGAACAGACATGTAATTATCATCACATCGCGTGATTTCAGTATCACATGTGATAAGTCTCAATTTTTCATTAGAAAAATCATCATACCGTTGCCCTATCTCGTGTCCCATACATAAAGACTCATATATTTTATTCATTCTCGATTCTCTCCTGAACTTCTTCACGTTGAACTGAGATGCTTTTTGGCGCATCTATTCCAAGTCTTACTTGCGAGCCTTTCACACCAAGCACAGTAATTTCTATCTCACGGCCATTAATGCAAACTTTTTCTCTTATTCTTCTAGTTAAAATCAACATGTCATTCTCCTTTTTTTAGTTCAGCAAGCGCGTTATCGAAAACTTCTTTAGTAACTTCTTTGTTCAGCAGCCAGTACCCTTCTATTTTGTCATCAATACCAACGCATAAAATACAGTTAGAGCAGATACGGCAGTAGTTGCAATTGTAGCATCTGAAGCAGTCGTAGCAGCTATAGCAGTCGTTGCAGCTGTGGCATAAAATGCAGTCTTTGCAGTCGTAGCAGTTTTCGTAGTTTTCGATAGCAATACTGTCTCTAGATAGTTTGTCAAACTCCTCCAGCAGTTCTTTTTTATTCATTGTTATTCTCCTTTTTTTCTGCTTGTAGATAAATCAAGAGTATGAACGAAAGGAAGCATGCAACCGATCAAATTTGCTCGCGTTAAATCAGTGCTGATTAAATTAGTAGCTATCATTATAGCATCTCTAAAATCAGCTCCACCTGCATTTGCAAATTCAAGACTGGAAAAACTTAAGTTTGCGCTTTTAAAATCAGCGCCTTGCAGTTTTGTATTTTTAAAATTACTACGACTTAAATTTGCACGAGAAAAGTTAGCAAATCTTAAATCAAGATTGCTAAAATCTTCACCCCTCAAATCTTTTCCGCTGAAGTCTGCTTTAGCCCCGCCATTTTTTGCAAGAAATAGCTGATGTTGTTCAACCATGTTATCAAATTCTTCTTTAAGCATTTTCAAATCTCCATTTCTGTTTTAGAATTTTTTTAATATTGATTGTTAAATTCATATCTACGAATGAATTCTTTTTTAGATAAGCCGTTTCTATGCCCGCAAAAAAAATAGCAGTTAGCATCTTCGCTAAACCTAAAGACCTCTCCAGTCTGATCATCAAATCTATATTTATCCAGTTTCATTTTAATGCTCCCACTTTTTAAATGTTGTCATGTCAAATCTACGATTTATTTGTATAGCGTCATTGCTACAAATACAATTATACGCATATTTTGCTATGCGTCAAGAGTTTATTTTAATTAATTTCGTTTTATTTCTGATAATTTCATTAGCTATATATTAAGCCTAAACTGATCCCCCAGCCTCCCCCAGTATCACCCAGTATCACCCAGTATCACCCAGTATCACCCAGGGCTTGCTAGACATTCATAGACATTGCTAGACATTCATAGACATTGCTAGACATTGCTAGACATTTCACGCGCAAATAACTTTCTGATCATTTTCTGAGCTACTATGTTTTTGAGCAAGCCATTTTTGATTCTCAAGTTGTATTTGTTTTGCGCAATCGCCGGCGCCGCTGATCACCCAAGCCTGTCTATTATTTAAGCAAATATCGCCTGGCTTATAATTATTGTACAGCTCGACAAATTCTTTTCTACGCCAGTCCAGGTTATTTTCTGTACAATTATTGATATTCAATGTGTTGCATAAATGTACAGCGACGGGATTTTCGCAATGAATTGACAATCTAATGCTGTCTAGCAGATAAGACCAGGCATTTAAAGCATCTTTTTTGCTCGTGTCGCCCTTTTTTATATAAAACAATAGCTGAGCTGGGGTAGGGAAAAAGTCTTTGCTACGAGCCTCATTTGTGTGCTGATCAATGGCTGTCAATAATTGATCAATTGTGTATTTCTCGAAAACATCTAAAAAATTTTGAACATCATACGCAAAATCATCACGTGTTTTTTTTAAACGCAAGTCTCTTGAGTAAATTTTATACAAAGTTAACAGCGCGCAATTGATTTCACCCTTGTTCATTTTCTATACCCTCTTGCATTAAATCTATACACTCGTTAAAACTCAATTCAGAGCTTTGTATATTTTTTGACAAATCAATAAAACGTTCTGTTTTTTCTGAATTTCTAAAAATCAAATCTATCGACGTGTGATTGTTTTCGATATTGTACTGATTTTCGCCACACCCGACGATTGCATTTTTGCAATCTTCAATTCCGTATTTTTTTAAAGACGAGCTAATCAATCGACGACGCCGCTCGTCAAGAACAACTGCGTTAGTTTTCCCCATTTTTAATTTCCAAAATTCAAAAATTTCTATGATTTCATTTTTGTGCTGAAAATCTTTTTCTGAAACATGCGTCACAATTGCGCTAGCAATTTGACATGTATTTTCCCTTCCTTTCCCTGTTCCTTTCCTTTCCTTTCCTTTCCTTTCCTGTAAGTAGGACTCAGGTAGTCCTACGGTAGGACTACAGTAGTCCTCAGTTAAATCTATTTTTTCTTTTATTTTTGAACGACTTGGATTATTTATTTTTTGATGAAGCAGGAAGTTTTTCACTTTTGCGTACGTTCTCCCATCAACCCCCTTGAGCATGTCTATATAACCTATTTTTGAGAGCTCAATTAAGACTGTTTTAATAGTGTGTGAGTCCTCAGGTAGTCCTACGGTAGGACTAAGGTAGGACTCCGTGAATGGAAATATTGCACTTTTTATCAGCGATGGATTTGCATTAAAATAACCCTCATCATCTGCTATATTTAAAAGCCCTATCGCCGCTAGGCGGGCATATGGTGAGCACATTGCAAGCTCTTCATTTTGCCAAAATTCAGGTTTTATAGTTCTAATCCTTGCCACAATATTTACTCCAATCTATCGTTATGTCCGGGCGCAAAATTTCAGGGTCATAGCCAAATTCCTCCTTAATTTTATTGCACATATATAATGATGGGTTGCTGCTGAAAGAAACCCAGCGCGATATCATCGCCTCACTCGTACCTAATCTTTTCGCAAGCTCTTTTTGTGAACCTGCTATAAAAATCATATTTTTTATAGTATTCGTTATTAATCGTTTTTGAGTTTTTGTTAACTCTATTTTAAGTTGTGTCATTTTTT